CGAGGTCCTTGAGATGTTCGGGTTGACCGAGGACAAGGACTTCACCATTAACCTCAGCTCCCTTACAGTGCGTTTCATAGCCGGGGGCGAGATCCTGATACGCTCAGCCGAGGCTGCAGAGCGCCTCCGGGGTATCAACGCACACGACGCCTTGGTAGACGAGTTCGGCTCACACCCCAACAACAACGCCTACAAGATCCTACTTGGACGTCTACGCAAATCCGCTGACGCCAAGATCAGGCTCGTTGGAACCCCCACTCCTGTCAAATGGATTCGGGACGTGATGATTGCCGAGGGGGTCGAGATCATCCGTCAGACAACGATGGAGAACATCTTCCTGCCTGACAACTACGTCCAGTCGCTCAAGGATCAGTACGGCGAGGGTTCGTTGTGGTATCGCCAAGAGATTCTGGGCGAGATAGTGGACTTTGGCGGTACCATCATCGACACCTCCAAGATCACCATCCTACCTTTCTATCACGCACCCCTTGGACGCCTGGTACGGGCATGGGATACGGCCAGTTCTTCACGTTCTACCGCTGACTTTACGGCCTCGGGTTTGCTGGGCGTTGACGACAGCACGGGACAGATTACGATATATGACGTTTCGCAGGAGAAGGGGGCCTATGCCTCGCTCAAGAACTCCATCATCCAGCGCATGGTAAGTGATCCCGTTGGAACTCAGCAAGTATTTGAGGATTCACCCGGCGGACAGGTCATCATCAGTGATCTTCAGGCCGATCCTCGTTGCAGGGGCATCGCCATTTGGCCTATCCACGCCACCCATGACAAGGTTACCCGTATCCTGCCATTCTCTTCACGTGTACAGGCAGGCCTTGTACGTATGAATCCCGGCACATTCGTCCGCCCTTGCCTGGATGAGATGAGCACATTCCCCAACTGTGACCATGACGATCAGGTTGACGCCATCGGCCATGCCTACAACCACCTTTGCCAGAACACAGGCCGTGCGCTGCGCATGAACATTTACTAAAAGGATATCCCTATGATACTCAACAAGACACCAGACCTATTGAACATGTATGACTGCTACAGACTCAGCGGACGCTGGGCCAATGGCACCATCCTCCCCAAGCATGAGCGTGAATCAGACGCCGGTTATGCCCGTCGTTGCCAGTCGTTCGTGACTCCGGGCATTTACAACTATCTGCTTAACACTTTTGACATCCTGTTTGCACGGGAACCAAGCCGTACAGGGCATGATGACCTATATGCCCAGTTCTTAGGCAATGCAGGACAGGGGCTGGATCTCACATCCCTCATCAAGCGTGCACTTAAGATGAGTGAAGTCCAAGGTTCCTGCTGGTTAGTCATGGATGCATCCGCAGAACAACCGGACAACCTGGAAGCCATGGTTGCTGCACGTACCTTCCCCTTCTTTGACATTGTCTATGCCCACAACGTATATGACCTTGTCGTAGACATGGTTGGAAACATCGTAAAGTTCAGCTACTGGTATACGGATGCTGACTCTGCGTTGAACCAGCGTTGGCTAAAGACATATACCCCAGGTGTGGTGAACATCACTGACGAAGGAGGAAAGCCTAGGAAACAGGTACAACTCACAGGCAACCGCCTTCCAATCATCCCTATCGTGGCCTCGGGTGAACCGCTGCTCACCAACCAGCTGCCCACCAGCCCGACCCTTGGCCTGTACCAGATGAATCGCAACATAGCCGTGACATATTCGCTCATGGACGAATCGTTGTATGCTCAACAATTCTCTGTGCTCGTGCTTACAGGCATGCCGCCAACTACAGACCTTACAATTGGCATGAACAACGCCTTATCATTACCCCAGGGGGCTACTGCCGCATTCATCGCTCCCAGTGGAACCCCGATCGATGCCATGATCAAGCGCGTGGACCAGAACATCGTGCTCATGCAGAAGACCTTTGCCAATCTCATCTCTTCGGGGGAAACCCAGAGTGGCGTGGCCAAGGTTTTGGATCGCCAAGTCGGCAGCATGCAGCTCAAGGACTTATCTACGCTTTGCGAACGCGTTGAACGCGCCACATACGAGCTGTTCTGCGACTACATAGGCAAGGTTCCAGATCCTGCGTACACCGTGATCTACTACAAGGACTTTGACCTTGGCGACCTGGCTGCATACATCGCACAGGCTAGCCAGATGCTCGGCATGGACTTCACTCCTGCGACCAAGGCAGAAGTCAAGAAATGGCTATTGCGCAAGGTATTCGCTGACTCGGACCCCATCGATCTCCAAGAGATCTTGGACGCCGAGGACATGGCTGAAGATGTGGTAACACCTGACCCCGTACCCGATGTGGCCGAGCCAGTGCCAACAGAAATGGACCCGCTTATGACTACAGGCGTGCTCCCCCAACAGACTAACGTACAACAAGAGGTAGGATAATGTTCAGACTCAATCGTGCACCAGATGCAACCGACGCAACAGGCGGAGCCGCTCCAGTAGCGGCCGCAGTTGCAACCGAAACCTATGATTCCGTCATTGGCGGACTCAGCGAATCCCAGAGGGCGCTGATCCTAGGGGAACTCAGCAAGAAGAACGGAGAGGCGCAGTCGTTGCGTACCCGTGCTTCTGGTTCTGAGGCTGTCCTTGCCAAACTCAAGGCCCGCTTTGAGGTGGACAACATCGATGATGCGTTCCTTGACAACCTACAGAAGGTCTCAGGCGACAAACTCACCGCTGATGAGCAGATCAAGCAGCTGCAGCGCAAGCTCGCTCTTGAGGCAGAGGCCAAGACCAAGCTCTCTAGCGAAGTCGAGGGGTTGACCAAGTCACAACGTGAACGTCTGCGTGATGCAGATGTCATGGATGGCATCGGCAAGCTAGGCCTGCGGTCTGAGGCGTTGTCCGCTGCCCGCAAACTCGCAACCCTTGATGCTTCGTATGACGCAGAGACAGGTAAATGGGCATATGACGGCAAGACTCTTGAGACATACCTTGCGGGATTCGCCAAAGAGCATGCGTACCTGCTCACCAACCCCGTCAAGCCAGGCGTTACTCCTCCGGGTTCCGTCAAGGTAGAAGGCGGCGTGCATCAGGTCATCTCCAGGGCTGACTACGAAGCCATGAGTCCTGCTGAACGTCAGGCGAACCTCAAGGCTATCAATGCTTCCGTGGCAACATGGGGCAAAGCCGGATACTAATCGGGCGTGAATTTCAAGGGTGATATCGTTGCGATATCACCCTTTTTCATGTCCGGCGTAAATTAATCATCAAAGGCTCAATCCCTAGTGGGGTTGTGCTACACAACCCACCAAGGATACTCACATGGCATGGACCAGTGCACTCAATCAAGTTATCTCTGACAACCTGGTCACCGGACCAGTTGAAGAGTCCAAACTCCCCTTCTTCGCTACCACTCAGTGGGAAGACGTTGCGGATTCCGTAGATCAGGTTTCGATCGTCGTCGTTGGCGATGCTGCCTCCCAGACATACGTCCCCGGCACCGATCTGACCATCGACGCGGGTGCCGCTTCTGCCGTCGTGCTCAAGTGCGACCAGCTGAAGGCTATCGCTATCTACGTGGATGACACCACCAAGATGGTTGGCCAATACGCTGTGGCATATGCCAACAAGGCACGCCAGGTTCTCGCCCTTCTTGCTGACAAGTACGTTCTCGCTCTTGCAACCAAGGCCAACTTCGCAACTGGCTGGATCGCCGGTGCTGCTGATGCGACCATCAACATCAACAATGTCAACGCTCTTGACCAGTTGGATGCCGTTAATGAGAAGCTTAACACCATGGCAGTACCTGATGCCGGTCGTTTCATTTGCGTTCCTCCTTCCATCTACACCAAGATCATGAAAGCCGCTGGTGTTGCAGCCAAGACTTCCGATGATTTCATATTCCTCGGCAAGGCTCAGAAGGTCCGTGGTTTGAATATCTTGCAGTCCAACCAGTACACCGGTACTGCTCCTTATCTCTGCTTGTTCGGTACTGCTGAAGCTATCGCAGTAGCTAACAAGCCTGCCGTTGTTGAAGCTCCACGCGATCCTAAGAAGTTCGGCGTCATCCTGAAGACCCTCATGCGCTTCGGCGCATCCGTGGTCAACCCAGGCATGGGCGGCGTGATCAAGCTCACTCCAGTTGCTGACGCCTAAGCGTTTGTGACAAAACTCAAGACCTGTCTGCTTAGCGGCAGGCAGGTCTTTTACTTAGGTTCCCTATGGTTGACGTTTCTGATATCACGGCGATAGCACATCACTTGGCTGACCATGCCAAGATCAATGCGGAAATGGTAGAACCCTTCCGTGAAATCATGTACGAGTTTCTTGTGTCGGCAAAGTCTGAGGCCCCTCGCCAATCTGGGCGGCTATCCAGCTCCCTATTCGTGCACCAGCAGGGGTTAGTGGCCGAGGTTCAGCCTGATACGGCCAAGGCACCCTATGCTTTGGCCGTGCTCAATGGGTCACGGGCCCATACCATAACTTCCGCCAAGGGCAAGGTTCTGAGTTTCGGGGTAGGTGGCGGCCACGCCTTTGCGCATTCCGTGCGCATCCCGGCCAAGAGTGCCAACCCTTTCCTGGATGGATCCCTGAACCGGCATGAGCCAGAGATTGCGCACGAGATTGAAGTAGCCTATGCCAACATTTTAGAAAAGGATGTATTATGATCACAAGCATTGCAGATATCACAGATAACGACTTTCAAAAGCTGTCAGAGGAAGACAAAACCCTGTATCTTGATAGGGGTACTGCCAACTTCATAGGCATCTGCCAGGCTACAGGTGTTGACCATACGCTGATCCCCGATCCCCTTCCGTATCTCCCGGCGATGCTCATAAACACCTTTTCAGTCATAGCGTACTGCCAGGACAACTTTGGCTCCAACTTCAGGGATATCCGTGAAGGGGTGACCATCGATGTGTACAAGCAGAAATATGATGCCCTCACCGCTATCTGCAGTGGATACATCGGCCAGTTGACCAACGGCAGCTGTGGCATCGTCACTGACCCGGCTAGCACGGCAACATCGTTCACCACAACGCTAGGGAGGGGCTAATGCCAGTACCTTCTACCGTACTCTCAGCACGGGAACAGATCAAGGAAGCGCTGAAGCTGGTGCTAGGAGCCAAGACTACGCTGCTGAAGATCAGCGACCCCTGGAACCTACTCAAGACCAAGGCTGAATACCCTGTGGCCAAGGCATACTACACCACGGGCAAAATCCAGAGCGAGTTCATCGGGCTCAAGAACCTGATCGAAGATGAGTTGGAGATCCTGGTAGCACCCTGGTGTACCGAGGCTGCTTACGAATTGCTCACCTCCCAGCTGATCGAGTCGGTTATCCCCCTAATCGTCACGCCTGTGGTACAAGCACAGATGGATCCAGCATATGCCGCGCGCCTGGCCAAGATCAAGTACCTGAGCCACAAGCTCGTTGCCACAGATCTTCAGAACCCCTTCGCTTACGTGCAGTTCACGGTGAGCGTCACATACGCTTGCCCAGGCTAGATATGCTTCCAGGTTCGTCTTTGGATTATCTTATATATGCTGCCAAAGACCACACCATAGTCTTTGGCGATACTCATAGGTTTGTCCCCTGATACGAACCTATGACGTATCGCCAGTACCTCAGCCTCGGTAAGCTTATGACTTGAGTGCTTGATGCCTTGAGGGCCAAGCCTTAGACCTGTCCTAACTGCGTGCTGCACATTATGCTTGGCTGTGCACCACTCTAGATTCTCAATACGATTGTTTGTTTAAAGCTGCTGATAATATCCTTCCTTCTCTATAAACTGTTGTCTTTTTTCCACGCAGAACGCCGGCTAAGAGACCTAACAGCTCCGCGCGGATTCACCTCATAGAGTCCTTCATAACCAACTGCGCTTTTCCATTCATCATTTGTCATTATTACCTCTTTAGATATAAAGTAGCAAATAATCAGGCCGTGCGTAAATTCTTTTACAAACACCCAACAGAGAGGCAATCCATGGGTCAGATCAGTTTATTTCGCGACAAGCAGTTCGGAATCAAGATCGAAGCTGCCCCCGGCACCAAAGAGACCCTGGCCGTAGGCGACTACGGGCTTGAAATCTCAGAACTAGGAACCACAACTGGCGTAGAAGCCATTGATAATCCTGTATTTAAGGGTTCGCTCTCTGCGAGTGCGTCCCGTATTGGCAAACGTACCGCAGGATTCACTATTGCAGGTGAGTTAAAGAACAGCGGGGAGCTGAACACCAAGCCAAAGATCGACACGGTATTGCGTGCGGCACATATGGTACCATCTGTGGTTAAGTCCATGACAGTTTCAGCTGTTGTGGGTACTGGTGTACGAGGCGTTACCGTGATTACGGGGGGTACATCCGCGGCCAAGGGTTTGTTCGTCAAGCTTGAAGGCACTAAGCTGTACTATAC